TTTTTGTGTAGAAGAAAACAGACCCATATGGTCTACTACAACTATCTCAGGTTTAACTGATAGCATTTGTATTTTCTTAGCTAACTCTCTGGAATTACAAGAGTTATAGTCTACTGTTAGCCAATCAAATTGCTTACTAATGCCTCTTAGCTTACCTTCTTTATGCATTTGTTTTATATCTTCCTCATCTTTTTCTAAATGTATAGATAAGAATCTTCCCCATATCTGTCTTGGTGACATCTCTAATTCTAAAAAGTATGTAGGTCTTGCTAACTGATGCATCCAGTTTTGCAATAGCATAGTCTTCATAGATTTAGGTGGTGCTTGTATGATAACTACTTCGCCAGGATATATAGGAAAGTTTTTACCATATAATTCACCTAAGTTAATACCACCAATATCTGAATCATAGAAATCTAACAATGCACTCTCCATCTGTTCAGCACTCATAGCACCTTGTGACTTCTTAGACTTATATAGTTTACATGTATTGCTACAGAATTTATCCATAACAGGGTCTGCACAACCATATCTATTACCTTTACCACCATGAGCTTCATATGCAGAAGTTACAATACCATCTAACTCTTTCTTTTTAAATGGTTTCTCTGGCATATCAACCTTTTGTCTCCAAGATTCCATTATAGTTCTTACAATGTCTTCTGGATAAAGCCATCTAAGCCACGCAGATAAACGCAATGCAACTGCATGACGATTACCATAAGCTGTACCTTTTAGCATTTTAGAAATACAAGGATAATTTGTAGGGTCTGGATTTCTACCATAATCTTTAACAATTATATTATCGTATTTCTTTATCTTTCTTTTAGTTACATCAAACGGAGGATTCATAGTTTCATAATCTTCTAAGTTATCTTGATGCTTCTGCGATGTCTTAGCAAACTCTAATATATTTTCTATTTTTCCATGTAATTGATGTGTTTGTAATTGAACTTTCCATAAACCAGACTTATTATTTCTAGTATTAAGGCATCTAATTATTCTAGTTTTATCTGTTACCGAAGGGTCAGCTAAATCAAATATACCTTTATCTGTCAGCTCATCTTTAACCTTTAAGTGTAAGTTCTCACAAGGCTCCCATATAAAGTTCTTACTTGATATGCCTACGTGAAATCCAGTACCACTAAAGTATATATTCCAAGCATCTATACCTAAGTCTTCTAGTAATTGTAGTAAACTTATAGTCTTTTGTCTAGCTTTTTCTGGATTGTTACCATCTATGTCTAATAAATACTCGTCAGGCATGTATATTTTACCACCATATCCTGATAAGCTATTCTTTCTCTTAACATATTTCTTTACCTGTTCGTCATACTCCCATAAAGAATGGAAAGTGTCTTTAGCAATGTTCATCCATTTAGATACATCAGAGCTATCCATAAAATGATGTCTATTTGCTAAACCGAAAGCAAACTCTCTAACCATGTTCTTGTTCTCCTGTATTGTAAGTTAAAATATATAACGTATTTGTTGCCATCCTACTTCATTATGATGTATCTTCTTGAATCTATTTATATATTCTCTTTTGTATTCTCTGTTGTATCGTATGTTTTCCCCACCATAGTATGATTGTTTATTTTCTTGTATCATTGGTCTCCATAAATATTCTTCACCTTCAGTTTTGGTATCTACATTATATTTATGCAAGTCTTTATTGTGTACTAAAAATATACATTCTGCTTTTACTTTATCTTTTATACTATCATCTACAATTGCATCTACAAGTTGAAACAAATTTCTGTAGCCATCTTTAAAGTTCTTGTACATAATTATTGGTGAATAATTTAAATGTACATCATAACCTGCTTCGTAAAAATCATTAACAGCTTTTATTCTGTCTACTATCTTTGCTGTACCTGGTTCTAAAACATCAGATAAGACTTGAGGCATAATACTAAATCTAATACGTACTTTACGTTCAGCATTATATTTTAGTAAATTCTTATTAATATGTTTAGTTGCTGCTGTACCCATAGCCTTGTCATTATCTTTAAAATAATCAAATAGCTTTTCCCATTCATGATACCTAGCATGCAATATATAGTCTTCGTTGCAACTAAAATCATATGTATAATATTTCTCATGTGTTTGATTAGGTTCTTTAGGCCAATCAAGTAGCCATAAATGTCTATCTATAGCATCAAGTATTTCATTAGTGTTTTTAGCAATCGTTAAACCATTTGGTAAATGTCTTCTCATATAACAATAATTACATTTGTATAAACAACCATGACCAAAGCTTGGTGTTATATAATCACTACTACGACCAGAAGGTCTAATTATCATTGCTTTTCTATTAATGTATTTCATATTTCCCTGTAGTTTATAAAGGGAGCCTCACATATTCCTTTGCCATCATTCCTTTGTTTCAGGACTTACAGGACCAGTTATTGACTCCCTTTAAGGTTATTTAGAATGGTGCACTATCGGTCTTTTCCATTGTAGAACTACCAATGTTAGGCTTTACCCATTCGTTAAAGTATTGCTCTGCTCTACCTTTCCAGTAGTTTACATCACTCTCTGTAAAAGTGTCTAAGCTACCATCAAACTCTGTAGGAGCAATTCTCTGTAGTACTCTTGAGTAACCTTCTTCATTTTTATATAAATAAATCCAGAACTCTTGGCCAACTAGATTAGCAGCAGAGTCATCAATCTTAACTATTACGTCACTATTGCTTTGACTATCTACTACTTCTTGTATACCAGCATTTGCAAATCTGAATAAGTTAGCAATTGCAAACTCTTCTCCATCTTTGTTTGTCTTAGCATACATACGTAAATTAAAGTTTTCAGGATACCCTTCAAACCATACGTCTATATATTTAGCTCCATTTTCTAAGCTTCCATATGCAGCTTTATTTGTTTTTACTTGTTTCCAACCTGGTTCAAAATTACCAGAACCACTACCTTTCTTTACAGTCATTGTGATTGCCATTACGAGTTACCTCCGTTTATTGTTTTTAGACTTAGTGTTTTACCGCTCCCTGGGTCGCCTATACATAAGACTTTTGCATTCCCCCAGCCCTTTTCTTTTACTACATCAAAAATCTTACTATAATCCTGCAACATTTCTGGTTGTAGCGATTGACTTCTATCTTTAGCATGGCAGTATCTTTCGTCTCTACCAGTTACCCAGATATAGTTTCTCTTACCTGTTTTATCTTTATCAACTTTAGTATACAATACAAAGTCAAACCATTTACCTACATCTTCTTTAGTAGAACCTTCTATTGCTGGATACATCTTTTGCAATCCTAGTTCATCATCTTTCATAGGCTTAACGTGAGTATTTACAATTACACTACATGGCAATTGATTTACTACATTCATAAGTATGTCTAGTTGATTTTTTATTTGTCCCCATTGCTGTATAGTTAGCTTATCTTTTGTACCTTGTAGTTCACGTTGGTATTTCTTGACAAGCTCTGTACCTGTATCTAGTACGATACAATCAAGCTCTACTCCTGGCTTTTTAACCCATTTAGTAGATTCTTGAGGTACAGTAACAGCACCTATTTTTACTTCTTCTTGTACTTTTTTACGTTCAAACAGGTTACCTAAAAGTATCTTGAAATCGCTATAAGTATCAAACTGTAGCATTGGATAACCAAAGATATTTTTGATATCTTCGCCACCTCCAAGAGACTTGTATCCCTGTTCAAAGTCTACATATAAGACTTTCATTGGCACTCCTTTTTGTTGTTTTATTGATTTTTAGACGAACTTAAATTTACATATTTTCAGTGTTTTTTCCAAGAGAAGATTGGATATTTTCTAGCATTATATTAACGTCAAATAACTCTAGTTGTGTACTATTTATCTTGCTTATTAATTCGTGTGGCTTATCATTTATATGAGGATGTTCTTTAATAAATTCAGCACACCATTTTAGAGTTTCTCGACATTCGTCAAACACATCATTGCATCTACTTATTATTTGATTTACTTTGCCATTCTCCATATTTTCTCCTGTATATTCTTTTTGTTTTTATTGTCTTGAATTGTGATTGAAGTGGATGAAAGTTAAAATCATATCCTAATTCGTATCCACAATCTTCTAACCAATCACTTAGCATATTTTTTACATTACCCATTATATACCTTCCTTATCAATATCCAATCACCAATATGTGTAACGTGATTAATTATATTCTCTTGCATTTTTCTATCATTTAATTCACCATCTTCCCATATTTCTTCCTTAGGTATTTCTTCATAATCATATTGGTCTCCAGATAAACCTGTCCACTCTATTTCTTTAAATATCATTCATTACCTCCATCCCATATTAGTTTTTTACCATAGTCATTAGCTACTTTCTTTAATAAAATAGTAGTATAATGTTTTTTATCTGATGTCATTTCACTTACAAAACCTTCAACAAATAAATATTCTATAGCATCAAGACATTCTTTCTTGCTTACTTTATTTAATTGCTTAGCCATTATTTCTCCTTATTATTATTTGTGTCTTGCCATACAGTCCATTTATCTAATTTACCAAAATCTATATCTAGCCATATTGATTGAGTGTCACTAATAGATATTTGCAATCTATGCTCTACATTGTTATGTATCATATCAAATATAACAGGATACATAGTATCATCTGGCTGCTTATCAATATGTCCTTGTAACATATTAGTGTATACAGACCTATTTTTCTCTGTATCTTCAGCATGATGTGCTGCCTTCATTAGTCCTTCTTTATTAAAGGCTCTTATTACATTTCTCTTGGTTACTGGTATACCTTTAGTCATTATTATCTCCTTATTAGTGTTCATTTTAAATTTATGGGGACTCACATACTCCTTAGCCTAGAATGATGCTCAATCTGTAGCTACGCGTATAGGACTTATAGGACTAGTTATTGTCCCCAATATAGTAGAGGTGGCTTGACCCTCGTTAGACAAAAGTGCCTCGCCTGTCAATATCTTTACAATGGGCTTCCCATCACCTCTCCCCTCCGACGAGATAACATCTGGTGCTCGGTGGCCCTGTTTCATGCCGACGTGAGACTCATCCCTGGATGCTATCTAAAATGTTTCAGCTATTTCTCTTGCTATTTGTAATACTTCGTCAAAAGTATAAGAGAGAGATAAAAACTCTACATTCTTATCTTCTTTGTTAATTATTACACAATCTTTTTCTCTCTTTAATATCACTCTCTTTTCAGTTTCTGTTTTATTCATAATTCCTCCTCAGGAAATCGGCCTACCAATTATCTTGGCAAAGCTCGGTTTATGTTCTTTTATAATGTGTTCAATAATATCATTTTCAGAGTCATTTATAAACTTGTTCTCTCCTTTACAGAAAGGACATTCATCACCAATATTAATTGTTATAGCATTGCTAATAACTTCGTCTAGATTAATTTTCTTACTTGCCATAAGACTCCTTACAACAATAACAGCTTTTTTATCATTCTATGGTAGTGCTTATAATTTTGATATCATTAAACTATAAGTTCCTGGAATAAACTTAGGCTAACTTCTCAGGACTGCCATAGCTATAGTTAGCTACTGCTCATTGTTATTTTATCTGCTTATATCTATAATAGCTGTAACTTTTCCAATTGTCTTCATAAGTATTAACATCTTCTCTAGCCTGCATATCTAAGTCTGTTTCGAATCTTACAATAGCTTCATTGTTAGCTTCAATAACATCTCTTAGGTCTTTAGGCTTAAAGTTGTTAGCAAGTATATTTATAAGTAGTTTATTATTCTTCATTAGTAGTGCAATAAGCTTAAACATTACACATCCATGGAGTAAACACCATGCTTACTGCCTGTCCTAGAGTTATATTTCATATCCATATTTATTTCATAACCTCTATCACGAAGCTCTTTAATAATAGCTCCAAGTCTTATAGTATTAAATTTACTAGGTGGATAGCATTGTAGCTGTGAAAGAGTTTTACCTGATTGTAAGTGTTCTAAGATAAGCTTAGTCTTACTACCAGATGTGAAATAGTTATGTCTGTATGGACTACCATCTTTCTTAACTGCGACTCCTTTACCTTTGTAAGTCACAGTTGCACTTCTGTTAGCTTTACCTCTTACTTTTCTTGTTTTATTAGTTTTCTTCATATTTCTCTCCTTGTGGTGGTTCTGGGGTTTCGTTTAACAAAGCCATGTCATTCCTTCTAATAATATCAAAATTATTTGTACTAACAAGATAGTTTCTGACATCTGTCAAAGGTTTAATAGATGATGCATTTAATATAATGTTGTCACCATCTACTTTATGGCAGTCTAATACTAATTGTATTATATTTATTGCTTCATAGATTGTTATTATTCTTGTCATACTTAGCCTTCCTTTCCTTAATAAGCATATCAATAAATTTAACTAAGAAATCAACATTCTCTGGGTCTCTAGCTTTGCCAGACATAACAATATCCTTACCATTTATATTTATTACTTTTCCCATTTTATCTCCTCCTTATGATATAGATTGTACTCTTTATCATTCCAGAAGAATGTTTCGTGCTTGCCAAGTAATTCTCTGTGAGTCTTGAAAGCCTTGTCAAATGACTTGCACTCAGCTATATATCTATCTTTTATAACTTCTACTGGGACTTCTTTTATTACTTCTACTTCAACTATCTCGGTCTCTATTTCTACGACTTCAACAGTCTGGGTTCTTACTGCATTATAAGATAGTATTATTAAGACTATTGCACCTGTTGCTGCATAGAATATATTCATTTTATCATTCATTGTATTTCTCCTGTGTTGGTTTTCATTATTAAAATCTAGTCCCTAAGTAGTCTAGAAGGAGCAACTCAGGGCGTTGTGTATATCTACACTTAAAGACTGTTTACTAACCACTCTCGTTCGCAGTA